TATTGTATACTGGTGCTAGTTCTCCTGCTAACATGACGTTACAGGATGTTATTACAAACATTGGTTGTATTGCTAGAGATACAGTACAGTCTACAGGTACAGATTTGATATTTCTGTCGGACACAGGTGTACGTAGCTTAGGTAGAGTTATACAAGAAAAGTCTAACCCTATTGGCAATGTATCTAAAAATGTTAAAGATACACTGATGGAGTCTGTAAATTCTGAAGCTCTAAACATTAAAAGTGTGTATAGCCCAGAAGAGTCTTTTTACTTGTTGTTTTTACCCACCAGTACAGAAGTATATGTATTTGACACTAGAGGTTCTTTAGAAGACGGTAGTTACAGAGCTACAGAATGGGTAGGTAACAAAATACTTTGTGGGGAAAGAGCATCAGACGGCACACTGTACTTAGGCAACATTAAAGGTATAAGTAAGTACGACGGATACGATGATGATGATGACTCGTATATCATGAAATACTTTACTAATCCCTTGTCTTTTGGAGATCCTTCTAAGCTAAAAATGCTTAAAGAGTTATCTTTTACCATTATTGGTGGCTCAGGTGCTGTTGTTGTAGGTAACTGGGGATATGACTACACTGAGTCATATACAAAACAATCAGTAAGTATTGCAGCTAGTTTGATTGCAGAGTACGGAGTATCAGAATACAATGTAAGCACATCAGAGTATAGTGCTTCTATTATTATTGATGTTGCTAAAGTAAAGGCAACAGGATCAGGAAAAGTAGCAACGATTGGACTAGAAGCCACTATAGATGGTGGTGCGCTTTCGTTGCAGGAACTAAACACCGAAGCTATTATGGGTAGACTTGTATAATGAGTGATTACACAAAGACAACTAACTTTGCAGCAAAAGACAGTTTACCTTCTGGTAACTCTGGCAAGATTGTTAAAGGAACTGAGATTGACACAGAGTTTAACAACATTCAAACTGCTGTTGGAACTAAGCTAAACACTAATAACGGTGCGCTTACAGGCACCACTACATTCCAAACTCTTTCAGACGGCACTATTGCTATTACTGCATTTGTTGATGAAGACAATATGTCATCTAACAGTGCTACTCTTGTGCCTACTCAACAGTCTGTTAAAGCCTATGTAGATGCTCAGATAACCGCAGAAGATTTAGATTTTCAAGCAGACTCCGGTGGTGCCCTGAGCATTGACCTAGACTCAGAAACTCTTACGTTTACTGGAGGCACTGGTGTAGACACAAGCGGCTCTGGTAACGCTGTAACCTTTGCTATTGACAGCACTGTAGCTACACTTACTGGGTCACAGACATTAACTAATAAGACCTTGACAAGCCCTGTTCTTAACACAGGTGTTTCAGGTAGTGCTGTTCTTGACGAAGATAACATGGCTTCTGACTCAGCTACTCATCTAGCTACTCAACAGTCTATTAAGGCATATGTAGATTCTAATGTAACTGCACAGGATCTTGATGTAACTGATGGTTCTTCTACTATTGACATTGATTTAGACTCTGAGTCTTTAAGCATCTTAGGTGGTACAGGTATTGACTCTACTGCTTCAGGTACTGGAGTTACTCTAGCTATTGATGCTACTGTAGCTACTCTAGCAGGCACACAGACGCTAACCAATAAGACGCTTACGTCACCTACCCTTAACACACCCACTATTGGTACTTCGTTTACTATTGGCTCTGCTACTATTACTGAAGCAGAACTAGAGATCTTGGATGGTGCTACAGTAACTACAGCAGAGCTAAATGTACTGGACGGTATTACCAGCACTACTGCTGAACTGAATATCCTTGATGGTGTAACGTCTACCGCAGCAGAGCTAAACATCTTAGACGGCGTTACTTCTACCGCTGCTGAACTTAACATCTTAGATGGTGTCACAAGCACAACAGCAGAGCTAAACATACTTGATGGTGTTACTTCAAGTACAGCAGAACTTAACATCCTGGATGGTGTGACCTCTACTGCTGCTGAACTTAACATCCTAGATGGTGTTACTTCTACTACTGCTGAATTAAATATCCTAGACGGTGTTACTGCTACAACTACTGAACTTAACTATGTAGACGGTGTAACTTCAGCTATTCAGACACAGTTAGATGCTAAAGCTGCTCTAGCTGGAGCTAACTTTACTGGTAATGTAGATATTGCTGGTACTCTTACTACTGATGCTTTTAGTATTGAAGACGCCACAAGTCCTACGCTTACGTTGAATGATACTACAAGTGCAAACCAAAAGACAACTTTAAGCCACACTGCTGGCGCTTCTGTTCTGACTACAGGAGACAACGGTGTTTTTGGCTCATTCAAGATAGCAGCTTTTGATGGCACATCTACAATTAATCGTTTATTGGTTGCTGATAATGGCGATGTTAGCCTATATGAAGACGGAGGTTCTACCGCTAAATTAGTATGGGACAGCAGCGCAGAAGCTCTTGAGTTTGCTGACAATGCTAAAGCTACTTTTGGCGCTGGCGATGACCTACAGATTTATCATGATGGTTCTGATAGTTTTATTCAAGATACTGGAACTGGTGACTTATACTTACAAGGTTCTTCTAATATATATTTTAGAAAAGGAGATGGCGGCGAAGTATTTGCACATTTTGCAGATGATGGTGCCTGTAAACTAAGATTTGATAACTCAACCAAACTTGCCACCACCGCCGCAGGCATAGACGTTACTGGCACAGTGACTGCTAAGGATCTGACGTTAAGCGACACCAATACCCCAACGCTGACAATTACTGACACAACAAACACAACAACTTTATTTCTTGAAGCTGCTAACTTATCTACAACAATAGGAACAGCAACAGACCATCCGTTGAAGTTTGATACTAATGGCACAGAACGTATGCGCCTCACGAGCACAGGCCTCGTGGGTATTGGTACGAGTAGTCCTACTTCTACCTTCAGAGCATCAATCAAAGGTGATTACTCATCCGTCATTGGCGGCATTGAGTTTGACAGCGGAGGCGGAGACAAGTTCACAATCGGTCACGCAACCGCCACATCACCTTCAGGGACACTGAACGTCGTTGGCGCTGGCAACATGATTTTTAAGACAAACAACACTGAACGCATGCGTATTGACTCAGCAGGTCAAATCAAACCAGCAACCGGTTCTAATATAGGAATTTTACAAAATTTACATGTATCTATAGGATCTTCCGCAACTTTAGCTATAGACATGGGCGATGCAATCACATCAGACAAAGGCTCGGGAATATATATGGTAAGTATTGTGAGGACATCAGGTTCTTACGGCAGAAACTTTGTGGGTATTTTTGGTGTTAATAGTACCTCTGTTATCCTGTACGAAACATTACGCATCAACAGCCTGACTGTAACGGTCAGTGGCACTCAAATCTTGGCGGCAGATAGTTTGGGTGGAGCCGTTTACGATGTGAACGCAATTCCATTAGCTGTAGACAAAGACGCATAAATTAAAAAGAGGTTACAAATGTCATACACAGAACAACAGGCAGCAGACTACCTTACTGCAAAATCACAAAGAGCTTTTCGCTATACCAAAGAAGCTGACCCTATGATGGCTAAAGTTTTGGCTGAAGAAATAGATAAAAGCGTCTGGCTGGCTAAGAAAAATGAAATCAAGCAGAGCTTACCTTATCCTGAAGGTGTCGTAGGCTCTGAGATTGAACAGTATTGTATAGACAACGAGTTACTCTAAAGGAGAACAAATAATGCCATACGTAATTGATGCACTTAACATTATCACTGCTCTAGTTGCTCTAGCGTCAGCTATTGCAGCAGCAACTGATACACCTAAAGATGATGCTCTAGTAGCTAAAGCATACAAGTTACTGGACATGATTGCACTAAACGTAGGTAAGGCTAAAGACTGATGAAGCAAGACCAGACGCAAACACTTGACTTGGCTTTAGAAGCACTAGAGAAGATAGCTCAACATGAGAAAGAATGTGGTGAACGCTGGGGTGAAGCAACTGCTGAACTTCGGCAGCTTAAAGAACTAGCTTCTGCCCATGCGTTGAAGTGGGAGCGTCTGGCTTGGCTTGTTGTTACTGTTGTGGTAACAGGTGCAGCCTCCGTGATAACAACAGTATTGACATAGAGAGAATATAAATGAGTGATGGATTTCTTAGCAGACTAGGCGGATTTGGTGACGCACTAGGTAACTTCTTTGGAGGTACAGGTGGTCAGCTTCTTGGTGCAGGCATATCTTTAGATCAGTTAAGTAGGCTGTCTGATATTGCTGAAAGATCAGCAGCAGGACAGATGCTTGTAGGTGAAGAAGCAGCAGAGAGATCAGCCTTCAAGCCCTTCACAGTATCTACTGGCTTTGGGGGCGTAGCTACTACTCCTGAAGGGGGATTTGCAACTGCATTGTCTCCTGCTATGGCTGCACAACAACAGCAGCTACAGGCGCTTACAAGCGGCCTAATAGGGGGCGCTGGCACAGGACTGCCTGATGTATCAGGAATCCAAACCCAGGCTTTTGGTGGTGTTGGAGGCGCTCTGACAGAGGCTATGGCTCCTACAGCAACTAGGGAAGCTGATGTATACCAAAGAATAAGGGCTACACAGCTTCCTGAAGAGCAACGTCAACAGCTTGCATTACAAGAGCAGTTACAGTCACAGGGACGTACAGGATTACGTACAGCTATGTTTGGTGGCTCTCCAGAGCAATTAGCGTTATCTAAGGCACAGGAAGAAGCTAAGAATGCAGCAGCTTTAGCAGCAATAGGCCAAGCACAGAAAGAGCAACAGCAGCAATTAGCAACGGCTGGTACTTTATTTGGCCTTGGAGGGCAGGCTGCTTTAACACCTTCTAGTTTGATAGCTCCACAGCTTGAAAATCTACAGGTAGCTCAAGGCTTGCAATACTCACCAGAACAGCAGGTATTGGCTACCTTAACTCCAGGTACTGACTTAGCTAATCTTGTGGGCGCTGCTGACCAGTATGGTGCTGGATTATTTAGTCAAGCAGGCATTAGTGGACTAGAGGATCTATTGCAGGCTGAAGGAATTAGAGCACAAAGCACAGCTAATATCTTGCAGCAAATGATACAGGCTCAGGCTGCTCAACGCGCTGCTGCTGAAGGTGGGGGTAGTGGTGGTGGAATGTTTAGTGACGCTGCTGATGTTGTAAACACCTTTTTAGGACTCTTTGGAAGATAATAGGAGATAAATAATGGGACTTTTAGATAAACTTGGTATACTAGACCAATACAAGATGTCTCCTACTGAAGGGCCAGGAGGTATGATGATACAGGCTTCTCCTTTCACTAGGCAAGCTGCTAGGTTCGCTGG